ACATAAGGCTTAATGATTAAATGATTTGTCTTATACTTATCTTCTATAAGCATTAAGTTATACATCTTCATTATAGATGTCACAAAGTCTTTTTGAAAAATACCTTTTGGAATTGTATCATTTATGACCATAGCATCGCCTAGTTCTACATTTGATGTAGTGGCTACGTTGTTAATTACATTTACAAAGCTTGTATCTACATCAATAAAATCGCCAGATTCAAGTGATGCAATTGATCTTATCCTAATCACATCGTTTGTTACAAGACTTAATGGCAATGTTTTATTGTAGTATAAAGCATCACTATCATCATAAATTTGACTAGATCCAGAAATTGCAACTCCGTTTTTTGTTATTGTTATTGAAAACGCACCTCTTGCCAATGAATAAGATCCAATTATTTCTACTGACAAAGTTGTTGTTAAAGGGTTTGTGCCATTATATATAAATGCAGTATCACCACTAGCAGCAGTAAATAAAGAGCCGCTTTTATTTTCATAGCTTACAAAATCAACACTGGTAGATTCGTTTAAAGATTGACCTACATTTGTTGTTAATCTTAAAACTTCGCTTGTTTCTTTTGTAAGTTGCTTTGAATTATTTGGCACAATTAGCTTTCTAAAATCGCTAGTATTAAACAAATCGCATTCGTAAGTATAGCCACTGCCAGTGAAAATTTTATCTAGATATTCACGCACAAATAATGCTGGCTTAAATGTCTTATATTGGAAATTTACTTTGTCAGTGCTTACATTGCCATAGTCAATCAAAGGATAGCAATAACCAGTGCTGCCGCTACTATCCCAGCTTGCCACAATATTAGCATAAGAGTATGTGTGATCATAAGCGCTAAAGTCTAAGTCCTCAAGTCTTTTATTGCCAAGTGCATTTATAAATCCACCTAATTCACCAAATAATGCGCACTCATACTCAATTGCTCCGTCAACATGTACAATCTCAAGCAAGCGCAAAACGCCTTTCATGATCTGTAAACCATCAACCTCTATGCGTGCCGATGCGTTACGCGCTGCGTTAAAGTTTGCCAGCACATTAGGATCAAGAGGATTGTCAAAGTTTGCATTGTTAAAATCAAAGATATTGCCAAGTAGTTTGTTATTGTTAGCAGTGCCGGGCAATACTATTGTTTTTGTAAAGCTGGTGCTTTTGCTATCTAGGTTTTGTAGATCATCAATGGCATAAGTAATCTGGTTGCTTAAGCCTTGCGTCAAATCAAGTTCATATCCTTCAATAAATATTCTAGTCATGTTATCTTAATTGGCTAAAGCGTGTTTGATTAATGTCAATATCTACCTCAAAAACTCTTAATCTATTATTGACATATTTGCTATATTCAAAATTTGTATTCTTAATGCTTACTGGATAAAAATAACCATCCAACTCAAAGTAAACTTGCGGTGAGTCAATTAACTCTGCAAGCCATTCAAATTGGCTATCTGTCGGTGCATTCATTGTAAGCTTATAGGCATGATCTTTTTTATTTAGATAGTTCACCTTGCTATCAACATACTTTTTATTGGCATCATAATAAGTAACAGATGACGCGCCTAAAGTGTAGTCTCTTTTTTCATAAGACTTTCTTTGCACGTCCATTGTTAGCCTTGATGCTAGATCAAATTTAGCAGTGTCAAACATGCCTAGGTGATTCATAAAGTGTAGGTTGTAGCTAGTATATTTAGGATTGCACTCCAAATTAACTCTATATGTGCTTGTGCCTATTGTGATTGTATAGTATTTCACAGATGATGTGATCACGGCAGTAGGGTTGTTTAAAGCCGGCGATCCTACGTTAAGCTGCGCAAATGCTTTAGTGCTACCTAGCGAATAAGTAGTATCTGCAATCTTAACATTGCTATAATTGTAAGTTGACACAACCAGTCCACTCACATCCTTTGCGCCAATGTATATATTTTCTCCTAGTTTTGCATTTATTTCTTCTGGCCTATTGCTTAATGCTTTTCCATTGTAAACGCTTAAGTCTGTGACTTTACGCTCAAATGTAGGAGCCACAAAATTATAAGCAGTAACATTGCCACTGGCTAAGTTTAAATAAGTCACGCCGCTATATTCCTCACCGATCCTATATTGATAAGATTGTGCTATTTGTCCGCTAACATTTGGCTCGCACATTAAGACGCTTGTATTTGGTGTAAGCCACTGGTAAGTCATTGTATTTCTTATGATAGGCCCAGCATCAAAATACCCGATGCCGTTTGATGGATCTGGGTAAAGCTTAACTCTTACTTGTTGCGCTCCGCCAACGTAAAGATCAACAACATACTTTAAGTCTGCGCTTGTTATGTTTGAGTCAAAAATATGCCAAAGAGTGTCTTGCACCGATGGACTGCCACTTGGATAACCTAAGTTTGTTATTGCCATTATTTATTACTTTTATTCAAATTAATTCTCTCAAATGTAATCACAATGTCCGATTCTATTGCCTCCGCCATCTTAACCTCAAAATTCTCAAATGTCTTGTTAAAGGCATCCGTGAAATAGTTAGTTGTTTTTATACCGAACTTTTTAATTAAGTAAGATAAAGTCTCAACTTGCCTATCAATTAAAGATCCTTTTTTGCTAAAGCTTACGCCTATTCTTTCGCCACCTTTACCTAGCGCCTTGTCATTTGTTACGCTTGTGATCTTTGCTTTCCCACTCTGTATGTATTTTTTTAGCGATGCTCGGCCGCTTGCTGGCATGCCATAGTTCTTGTATTGATATGGTGACTTAGGTGCATTTGATGAACTATCAACACCTTTTACCCCCTCATTGGGATAGTCATAATAGTCAAGCATCCTTAGTCTAAATATCGTTGCACCATTTTGCTCAATGATCTCTGGGATCATATTACTAAGCAAATCACCACTACCGACAACCTTTTTATTGTTGGCAAAATAGCTAATATTTTTTAAAAATTCCTCACCATATTGCTCAAGCACGCCATTTACCACACCAAACTCTATGATGTCAGTACCACCAAAATCGCCGCCTTCCCTAAGAAAGTCCGCTTGTGCTTTGTTTATATTGATGCTCATCTAGTTGCTTTTTACTTTTTAAATAGGACAAATCATTTAGAAACTGAATAACTGATAAGTCATAAACTTGATCTAAAGGTATATTTTCAAACTCACTTACTTGCTTTGCATTGAATACCCACCCCCAATTGCTTGCAAAACTTTCCTCAATTGTTGCACTCTTTTTTTGTCTAGCTTCCTCAAGTTCATTTCCGCCGTCAAACAATCCATCGTATTGTTGGTTGAAGCTTTTAAGACTTGATAAAAAAAAACCATTGCAAAATATCCGTGCTTAAAGTTTGCTTGTTTCATATCGTTTGCATATTCCTCATGCTTAGACACATCGTACTTTTGTTTGACAAAGTTAAGCTTGCGCCAACTCCATCTCATAGGAGTACAAATGCTGGCAAGTATATTGTGCATGTTGATAATAGGATCATCTTTACTAAATGTCAAGACCTCGATATATCGCCCAGTGTTAAATGGAGGCTTTATGTCAAAATTTAAATGATACACCTTATTGTTGCAATATATGATCTGCTTAGGCTTTGCCATTGTTGCCTCATTTACTTTTATGTCAAAGGCATTGTGTAGCTTTTGACATAATACTGCAAACTTTTTAATTGGCATAGCGTCAATCTCTGCCTCGCTTTTATCAAGCAATACTTGTACTAGCCTAGTTGCCTTTAAAAATTCATCTGTCTCAAGTGTTGCTATTGATTGTAGCTTTTGGAATTTGTCAATCGTTAACTTCATAAATAGTAAGTATAAATTTTATATAACATGGTATTTACCAACTTGCTTGTGATCAATACGGCATTTATTTGCCAGAGCCAAAGCGATTACGCAGTCATCATGAAAGCCTTGCGGTGCAGAGTACCTCACGCCGGTAGGTGTGAATGTGTACTCAAAAACCTCCAACTCTTGTTTAATTGGGCCATCTGGATAGCTGATCGACTTAGTTTGGATTGCACTGCTTAGGCTCTCAAGCAATTGCTGCTTGCTTGTAGCCGTAAACTTAAAGCCGTGCATCTGTGTGAACTTCTTTTGCAACTCTTCAACTATGGCATCACCCACACCAGTGCTATCAATTACGATCGGCAGATTCTTTGGCAATCTTAAGATTGTCTCTTTAGTTTGCATCCAGTCTTTTTGAAAGCGCTCAAAATGTACCACATTGCCTTGCTTGTCCATGCCTATGATCACTGACCAGTCCACAGATTTGGCCAAGTCAATGCCATAATATGCAGCTACGCCTTTTGTTTCTTTTGTGCATGCATAGATGAAATCGCTACCAAAAGGGTTGGCTGCATTTTCCATTGGATCGGCCATGTACTCTTGCTTGAATACCACTGCTGGCAATTGTGCTGCTGCTGCGTCAATTTCTGTGGGATCGATGTGTGGATTGTCATAGGTAGTAAATTTAAACGATTCCCAGTTAGGCTCACCGCCACGCATGAACATGCTATAAAAGTAATTCTTACCTCTAGGCGTGCTTAAAAATATAGCCTTGCCTTTGTAGTCAGTAAGCGTTGGCCTTATTGAATTATTCCAGCCATCCTCTAGATTTGGAATGTAGGATGCCTCATCTATGATCACCAGATGATACTTAGTACCACGCATTGCATCAAGCCTCTCACCAGTATAAAAGCGAACTGATCCGCCAGTGACAAAGTCAATTAGCAAATCAGTCTCATTCTTTTTATAAACCTTATCTGGTAGTATCTTACATATTTCCTTAAAAAACATCTTGCCAAGCTGATACGTTGGCGTAATGTATGCAACATGTTGTCTCTTCAATCCGGTCTCAATAGATATGTTTTGACTGATTAATGACTTGCCAAACCTTCGACCACACATCATCACTCTAAAACGAGCCTCCGAGTCAAGCACTTGCTTTTGTGCTGGATGTGGCTTAGGTAGTTTTATGTCAAGATTCATACTTGATTGTGATTGTATCTATGTTTGTATTTTCAGTAGTTGCGCGATCAGTCATTCCTAGTGCATTCTTAGCGTAGAAAATTGCTTTGCCTTCATTTGCTACAATATCAATAGCTAATGACTTAAACATTGTCACAATCCTATTGGCGACCTCATGATAAGGATGCGTAGGATCTTGCCTTACTTTCCAAAGGCCCATCTTAGTGTAAAATTCAAAGTCATGCTTTCTTAACCAGTGATCTAAGAAATAGTCAATCGTTGGCACAAAGCGATCTCTAATCTCGACAATCTTGCCCGATCCAGTTGCCACTTGTTTTTGGCCCTCCATGCAATTGTCGCAATATGCAAAGGCCAAGTCCATCAATTTCTCTTCATCTATGTCCTTAAACTTTCTTGTCACGCTTTCTCTTATTTCCATAGTTTTATATTTTTAGTGCCATCGCGATAGCCTCTTATGTCAGCTTCATGCTTGGCCCAGTTCTTTTGTAATAGTTCGGTCTTATTGTAGCCATACTCGTCACCCGATGCATGTCCGCCTATATGCTCTGCAAGGCAGTCCATCACATAGTAGGTATTAAATCCAGCTATGTTGGCCCTCTCACAATAGTCCAGATCAATAGGCCCATAAGGAAACATGGACTCATTAAAGATGCCGATCTTATCAACTACCTTCATGCTAAGTAGCCAGTTGCTTATAATGTGCTGACTCCTAATGCCACGCCTTTCTCTGTCCAAGCTGCTTGCCACAATGCCGGCATCTGGGTAAGTCTGCAATGCCTCTACTTTTTTAGCAAGCCAGTTCTCTGGCTCAATAATGTCATTTGCTAGATAAGCAATTGCATCATATCCATCTACACCAGCAATGTCAATAGCTTCATTCATTGCGTTGGCTATGCCTTCTGTATCAATTAAGATAGTTTCAGCATGATAGCCAGTCTTTGTGCAATTATCTATAATGACTGATCTAGGTCTTTTGCCATAAATCAAGCCAGCTATTAATACTCTCATTTAAAATATGTTTTTGCCTATTTCTTTTGCTGGGTTGCCAGCATACTTTGTCGAATGTGTAGTGTGTAGCTTTCTTGTCACCACGGCACCCATTCCGATCATGCAACCTTTAGCAATGATTTGCTTTTGATGGATCACTGCATTAAGTCCAATGTTGCAGCCATCACCGACAATCGTATGGCCACCAACCTTTGCACCGCAACTGATCGTCACATTGTTACCGATCACACAATCATGGCCTACATGTGAATGCTTAAGCATCCAAACACCAGCACCGATTATTGTCTTATCAATTGTGCCGGCATCAATAGTCACATGACCAGTGATCACGCAGTCATCACCGATCACAACTTCGCCTATTGGCGCATTCCAGAATAGCTTATGCTCTGCTGGCTCACCGATCACACAATATGGCCCGATGTAAACATTGTCACCTAGTGTGACATTTGGCCCTACTATGGCCGTTTTATGAATAAATGTACTCATTATATGTTTTATAAACGTTAACTAAAAATGATCCCACGCATGCACCACATCTGCCGTTGTATGTGTAGTACGGATCTTTTATGCGCATGATTTCTACCAGTTCATTTTGGATCTCATGTGTAAATCCAACCAGTTCACCAGTTGTCTTGAATAGATCATAAAAATGCTTATGCCTTAACAAGGTCTGCAAATGCCGATCGTCTAGCTTCATTAATTCGCTCATGATTGTATTTGTTTTTTGCCCACTCAAAAAGATCATTGCCCATCTTGATTCTTTTATCTGGGTTGTTTACTAAATATGATAAATGCTTAAACCAGTCTGCTTGATTTTTTACCCATAGCACTGGTGCATCTTTGTCTAGGTTGTATGGCTCAACATCGCTCACAATCACTGCCACTCTTTTAGCTGCCGCCTCAAGTAGCTTTAAATTACTTTTGCTCGCATGCCATGGTGACTCTTGCAAAGGTACAACCATAATGTCTGCATGTTTAAAATGCTCCATGTAATTGCTTGGCAATTCGCTAATAAGTTTTCTATTAGCTAACTTGCCGCCATTCGTAAACATTGAATGTATCTTATCCCAGTATGATTTGCTCACTGGATCTGTGTCAGTATATCCGCCAAGCACCATCTCAATATCTTTTAATGCAGTCAGTCTTTTGAAAGGATTTGCAAGCAACTTGATGTCCTCAAGGTGTGTAGATCCGCCGGCCCAAAAGATACGAGTCTTGTCGCTATCGTATTTGTCAGCATTGTATTGATGCTCACCATAAGGTATGCAGTTAGGCAGTACTATCACATTTTTATTGTACTTGCTTACCTTGTCAGCAATCCTAGCATTTGTGCATGTCACTAGATCAGCATTAAAGATGTTGTTAATGATACGCTTTTTGTGCGCCTCATATCCATAATACAAAGGATGGTTGTAAGGCAATTCCCAGTCATCATCCAGATCCATCACTACTTTAAAGTGCTGCTTTGTTTCATCCCAATCAATATCAAATTGACTGAATCTATTGTACAATAAAATATCAAACTGCCTCTCTTCAAGTATTTCTTTTGTAGGCACATTGCACACATGGTTGTATGAATCTGGCAAGAATGATAAAGGCAGCATAACTCTATGCCATCCGCAACCGCTTAGCTTTTGTGTGATGCCAAGTACTTGTATAATCTTATCTGCCTTGTCCACGATATTTCTTAGGTTTGGGTGAGTGCTTGTTATAGCTTTTTTTTGCCGATCCTATTTTGCGTTTGCCAAATGTGACCTTGCGCGCATCATTATTTACTTTTGCCATGATATGAATAATTGTTTAAATTGATCAAAAGTTAAATTGACAACATAAGCATCGCCATCACACACAATCTCTGTGTACTCTTTGCCTTGCTTAAAATTGCCACATGCATAGTCTATGCTAAAAAATAAAAACTCGACCTCTTCTAATTCACTGAATTTGTAATCGACACCCAGTTCACTAAATAAGATTGTATCACTATTGTGACAAAGGATAGGCAAAAGTACTGGTTGCATAATTATTTAATTTTTTGTCCAATAAATCCAGCACCAAATATAATACAAATAAATTGTGAATATTCAATCGGCATGAAATATAAAAGCACTGCCGTCCAAACGCTTAAGCATGTCACGCAGTCAAAAGGCTTGATCCTTTTTTCAAAAGGTATTTGCCACACTTTTTTTATAACATAAACTATCTTGGCCACGTTCACGAAATAATACGCAAAAAAGAAAGCCGCTAGAATGATTGTAAGCATGTTATTTGTTTTGGTTATAGGTTTTGTTATAGTTCAGTTCTCCACTTGCTAATTTCCTATTAATTTCAAATGCTTCGTCTATATCGCAAGATTTATATCCAACTTCAAAAGCGGTAATTATCTGCTCTTTTTCTTTTTCTTTGGCAGCTAAGATTAATTTTTCAAACTCGTCTTTATGTACTACCCAACTATTCGTATTAATGGTTGGTTGTGCTTTCTTATAAAATAATATTTCAAATTCTTGCATTGCTGTTTTCATAATATTAATTATTAGTGTTAAGACATAAATGCCTTAACTCAAGTTTTGTTTTACGAATAATATCTTTTACATGTTTTTCGGGTATGTTATAAAACTCCGCTACCTTTTTACATGATCTAAACTCAACATATTTATTAAAAAGTATTGCCTCGTGTGCTTGCATCTCATCTTCACCATACTTGTCAATCAATCTTTGATTTGCTACTTTAGCAAAGTTAGGGTTTAATTCTGGCAGTTTCAATTGGCTCTTTAAATAACTGATTGCCTTTTCGTATTCATTTTTCCTAAACTTCTTATAAAACTGGCTTGTGCTGCTAAAGGCCATATTTGTGATAATCTTAATAGAAAATCCTAAAAGGCCATTAGAGGCCCAAATTTCGTTTATTTTGTCACAATCGATGCCGAGTAAGGCTAAAGCCATTTCTTGCCTTAAATCATCTTGTAATGACTCTGGACGAACACTTTTGATCAGTTGATTAATCTGTGGTGATCGGTAGATGCTTTCAATATGTTTATAGCAATCTTTCATGGCTTTGTACAAATGTACTCAATGTACTCGGTTTTTGCGTGTTTTTTTCTTCCTATACTATTTCTTTTTTATTTTTATACCCCCCCCTAGAAAATCAAAAAAATAGAGTACATCGAGTACAAATATCATATTTAGCTATAAATCAATTAGTTAAGTAGTTTCAAAATTGTGCGAAAATTGTGCAACATGCACATTTTTGATCGTTTTTGCACAATTTTGACGCTTTTCTACCTTTACTTTTTGTCCATCCCACTCAAAAATGCCACCTTCTGGGTTATCCTTTAGCCATTTTTCAAATGCAGCTATCGGACTTAGATAAGATTTTAAACTCATGTTTGTTGTTATTTTGACGATTTCGTCTTGTTTCAATAGTATATCCAAACAGATCACTGGCAACTTGTATGCCCTTTTTAAATCTTATTTGGGTGTAGTCTTTTTTGTCAAGATCGTTGGTGTTTAAAAATGATGTGTATTCAATCCCAAACTCCATCCATTTGTCACCTTCTAAGCTATCGTAGTAATCTAAGAAATCCTCTGTGAAATTAAGCTTTACATTCTTACGGATGATGGTGTCACTATTGTCCAGTGCTGGGATGCCGGCCTCAAGGTATATCTGGACGCACTCAATCATGTAATTGTAAAAGCGATTCCACTCGTCATGATCCCAATCATTAAACAATGCCTTGCCTCCAAAGAAATCAAGCGGTGTGTTCTTATGATTAAAGAAACTGCTAAACTCAATTACCTTCACCCTTCTTTTGCCATGACCACCAGAGTAGTTGATCGTGTAGTTGGTAGTGAATCCAAACTTCGGTGAGTCCTCGTAGGATATATAAACCTCGTCTTTGTTTTTCTTTTCTATTGTCACACCTTCTGTGATCTTAGAGTAGAATCCTTCAAAGTCTACATTCTTACGGCAATCCTCAATGACGATCAACTGCGTGCTTAACTCAACTCTTTGGAATGCAAAGGACTTGTCAAGCTTAAAGTTTTTGCCATCAATAGAGACTAGATTGATCAACTTACCAATAGCCTTAAAAAATAAACCTTTGCCGGCGCCACCACCTTGTGCCTCATCTTCTGTCTCTTCTGCTAGGATCACTGCAAAAGATTTGGTAGGATCTTTGTAAGTGTGCAAAAGATAACCAATCAATGATATGGCATAAGCTTCGCGCTCTTTGTCCGAATTGCTAATCTTGTTAATAAATTTAGTGTACTGCACATTCTCATAGTCGATGTCATGATCAATGTCAATCTTATACTGGATCACTTGATCGCGCCACACATGCATATTGATCGCGCCATACTTAAGCAATTCCTTTTTATCTTTTGTGACATGCACCACGCCATTAAGGAATGGATAATACGCAGAGTCTTTGGTATGCTTAAGAAACTTCAACTCTATGTTCGGCATAAACTCAAAGAGTGCTTTATTAAAATAAGCATCTGCGCCTTTGTAGATCACTTCACGCAGTCTCATCTTATTGATGCCGTCAAAGTTATCATAAGGGATAGCGTCAATGTAATTTATCAAATACTTTTTGATCTGCTCAATATTTGTCTCACTGACAAAGTTATCTACTACGCGCACCAGTTGATAGTTTAGCTTTTTATCATAGTAGTAAAGATAAAAACCACCTTCATTTGATAAAAGACTGATCAACTTATAACGATCAATTGTGATTTGCCCTTTTGTTACTGACCAGAATGTAAGCAGTTGCGTGTCATTATCCGAGTCCATGTCTTGAACTAGCTTCTTAGCTTGCTTGATGTCTAGCTTATGCTTTTGTGATAAGAAAGCTGCGATGTTCTCATTGTCAATGCCTTCATCTTTTTTATTGACAAAGTCTTTTTTAATATTGCCTCCGATCCTATTGCGTTGCTCACCATAGCCATCTTTGACAAGTTGCTTGGCAGCTTCGCTAAAGTTACCATTATGCTCTAGTGTTGCATAGATCGCAAATGGCTTGTAACCCTTGCCAGTGTCAAACTCTGTGCTTGTGCTAAATACTTTAAATAGTCCAAGGCCTTTGTGATAGTCGGCGCTTATGTGCGAGTCAGTCTTGCCGGGCCTTTTAAGAAAGTCACGCTCACCTCTTGACTCAATGTAAGTCCAGCCATGTGCCTCAAGTAGTGCCACCACATCGCATTTGCTATTGTAGTCATCCCACGGCGTTGTCTGGTAAGTGTCCGAGTCTGCCACAACTTGCGTGCGCACCTCTTTGACAACTTCATTAAATGATCTGCAAATAGATAAGATGCTATCTCTTTGCTCAAGTGTGATCACATTGATCACAAAGTCTTTTTCTTTGGTGTAGCCTTCGGATGGCGGCGCTAACACATAGCCACCCTCACCGCGTGTCTCAATTAATACGATCTCTTTTGCGTGTGGTGTTTCTTTTAATTCATCTTTTGTAGCGTTACGCATGGCAAGCTTTTGATTGCCTTGCACCTCTTCGCATCGGTAGTACAGATGATAACCGCCGGACTTTGTGCGCACCACATAAAGTAGCGGCATAAGATCGGCCAGTGCATCTTGTAGTCTTTGCCAAAGGTTGCCGCTCACATCATATTTAAGATCAACATCTATAATCTCAAGTCCGCCAGATACGGCACCGCCTATGATCGCAATGTTCTTGCAACGATCATTTGTGAACTGGTGTTGTATTGTTGCATCATCCATGATGCTTGACTGAAATTCCGTCCAAGGAAAAACGGCACGCTTATTTTCTCCGATTGGTATAACAGAGAATCCTTGCTTTGCATAGTAGTTGGCTGCTTTTATCATTGGTTAATTTCTTGCATTTTATAAATTGTTCTCACTTCAAATCCTAATTCTTGTAATTGCTCATGGCGATACTTTTGCAGTTCACTCAGTCTGCCTTTCTCGGCCTTGCATTCTATAAAGAAAGTCTTGCCATCTTTTAGTAACATAAGATCCGGCATGCCATTCTTGTTGCACTGGATGATCTTAACTACATACCAGCCGAGCAATTCAAAATGTCGGATGACTTTACTTTGCAGAATACTCTCTCTCAATTTCTTTTAGTTTGGGTTTAACTTCTTTAATAAATTTTGATTGCACCATTATGTATAATGGTTTCTTTTTTTCTCTTTCGGGTAGTGGCTTACGGCCTCTTGTTTCTTTTTTCATTTGTTTTGTTTTTGATTTGCTGCAAAAATAGTTAAAATAAATTTAAAAAAAAACTTTTTTATTTAAAATAAAATACTATATTTGCTCTTGTAGTCTAAAACAAACTACATTTTATATTATGGCTTTATCAAATTTAGGAGGTGTTAACACAACTTACCTCAGTGTTGCGGACGGCAACTTAGTACGCCAACACAAACAAGCAAACGCGCAAACAACGGAGCGCTTAACAAAAACCGGCAAGCTAGTCTTTGAAGAGCGTTTCAAAGATTTGACTGCAAAATTAGATGGCATCGCTACTAGAGAGAATGACTATGGTAAGCAGTGGCAGATCAAGTTTCAAGATCAAGGTGACTTTTACATTGTCAGCTTGCCTTACTCTAGTCGCTACGCTTCTAGCTTTCTTAAGGTATTGCCAAACATTGATCTAAGTAAAGAGATCCGCTTTATGCCATGGGCAATGAAAGACAAGAACGATCCTACAAAGACGATTACTGGGATCACAATGTATCAAGATGGCGAAAAGCTTGCACCTTACTACACTAAAGAGGATCCTAAAGGATTGCCTCAAATGGTTAAGATTAAGGTTAAAGGCAAAGAGCAGTGGGATGACTCCGACATGATGTCTTATCTTGAGGAAATGGCGCTTAATTTATTTGAGCAAGATCATAAAGACTTATCAACTGCATCACATGATGATGATGAAACACCTTTTTAGTTGGTGATTATTGGTTAGCGGTTTGCAGCTTCCGTACAAAAAGCTGCACTTTTTTAAACCAATAAATATTTTTTATGCCAGTTGTAAAAATTACAAAAGAAACAGATTTGATCTTTAATGAAGATAGATACTTTATTAGAGTAGATGGTAAATTTATAAAAGGCTTTGCTACTTTAGAGCAAGCCGAAGAGATAGCAAACCAGATCGCCAAGAATGGCGGCAGAGAAAAAACAGATGAGATCACCATTAAAGAAATTATATGCTGATCAAAAATCAAACATCAAACCAGCTAACATTTAAAGACGGCCGATTCTACACAGACGAGAACGGCAACTATTTCCCTAGCGCCACTACCTTGCTTGAGGCATATCCAAAGCCGGCGCAATTAATTATGTGGATGAAAGAGGTAGGATCTAAGGCCGACGAAATTAGAGACGCAGCCGGTAAGCGTGGCTCGGCGGTGCATCAACTTACCGAAGACTATGACTACGGCACCGAATGCACTTTGCTTGACGAACATGGCAAGCCTAAATACTCGCTTGACGAATGGTCTATGTTTGAGCGTTACGTTGAATTTAGCACTAACCATAAGCCGGAGCATTTATTAGTTGAACAAACATTTATAAACAGTGGCTTAGGCTTTGCCGGCACCATTGACCGCGTTTGCACAATTGAGGGCAAAACTTATATTTTAGACATTAAAACAAGTAACGGCATTTATAATTCGTACTGGCTGCAACTAGCCGCTTATCGCGAACTATATACCGCAGCCATAGGCAAGGCGGATATTATGCCAAAAATTGATGGCGTGGCTATTTTATGGCTTAATGCCAAGACCAGGACTTATGGCAAAGGCGGAGTAATACAAGGCCCAGGATGGCAGATGGTCACTGAAATGGACACCACAAAGCAGTGGTCATTATTCCAAGCCGTCCAGCAATTGTGGCACGCAGAGCATGAGAATGATAGGCCAAAAGAATTTAGTTATCAACTTTCTCACAAAAAGTAATAACTTTATCCCATGACTACCAAAAGAAAACGATTATATTTTGACATTGAGACCAGTGCAAACATCGGTTTCTTTTGGCAAAGTGGGTTTAAATTAAACATTGGGCCACAAAATATTATTAAAGAGCGTGCAATCATTTGCATTTGCTATAAGTGGGAAGATGAGAAAGAGACACATGCTTTGACTTGGGATAGCAAGCAGAATGATAAAAAGATGCTCAATGATTTTATCAAAGTGCTTAACACGGCAGATGAGATCATTGGACACAATGGTGACAAGTTTGATCTTGCATGGGTGCGCACTAGATGTTTGTTTCACGGCATTGACATGTTCCCAAAATACACAACGATTGATACTTTGAAAGTGGCGCGCTCAAAGTTTAAGTTCAACTCAAATAAACTTAACTACATTGCTACGTTTTTAGGCATCGGCCAAAAGATCAAAACTGAATTTGATTTGTGGAAAGACATTGCATTAAAAAATGATAAGGTAGCACTGGCTAAGATGGTGAAATATTGCAAGATGGATGTGATATTACTTGAGAAAGTACACAAGCTTTTAAATAATCACATAGATGCTAAGACACACTTTGGTGTTATCTTTGGCGAGTATAAAGGTACATGCCCAGAGTGTGGATCGGATGATATACAAAAACATAGCAGACAAATTTTAGCAAGCGGAACAATTAAAATAATTTATAAATGCAAGACATGTGGGAAATTTCACCGAAAGACGGACAAGTAGGCGGATCGCATTATAAGGATTGTAAGATCCAGCCAACTGAATTTATACATGCTAACAATATACCTTTTATTGAGGGCAACATTATCAAGTATGTGATAAGGCATCGCAACAAAAACGGCATAGAAGATTTAAAAAAAGCAAAACATTACATTGATTTATTAATCCAGCTAGAGTATGAGACTACCAAAGTTATTTAACAAAATGAAATTATCCGAACAAGAGACATGGCTTACTAATAAGCTGGCAGAAGTGCATGGCATTGAACAAGAAATAAGACGCTATCTTGCTAAGGTACGCGGCGGCCAAATTATTTTCACGCCTAGTGATCAAATAGATCGTCTGGATGAATTAGAATTAAAGAAAGATGCTTA